CCTACGGCGGGTCGCTGGGCGAGTTCCTGCACACCACCTACCGGGCCGAGGTGAACGCGCAGAAGGCCGGGGACACCGAGGAGGTCCAGCGGATCCAGGCGTACAAGCGGACCCTGAAGAACGCCCTGTCGGAGCGGATCCCCGCCGAGGGCGGGTTCCTGCTCCCCGAGATCCTGCGGTCCGAGGTGCTGATGGTGGCCCTGGAAACCGCCGTCGTCCGGCCGCGGGCCCGCATCATCCCGATGGACTCCCTCCGCGTGCCGCTGCCCGCGATCGACGACACCTCCCACGTCTCGAGCGTGTTCGGTGGCGTGGCCGGCTACTGGACGGAAGAAGGCGCGGCGCTCACCGCGTCCGCTCCCAGCTTCCAGCGGATCGTGCTCGAGGCGAAGAAGCTGACCGCGTACACCACGATCCCGAACGAGCTCCTGCAGGACGCGATCACGCCGCTGGACACCTGGTTCAACAGCTTCTTCCCGCAGGCCATCGCCTGGTTCGAGGACGTGGCGTTCCTCACCGGCACCGGTGTCGGCCAGCCGCAGGGCATCCTGAACGCCCCCGGCGCGATCACCCTGAACGCCGGGACCGCGCACACCATCGTGTGGGCCGACATCGCGGCCATGTTCTCGCGGATGTGGCCGGCGTCGCTGAAGTCCGCGGTGTGGCTGTGCTCGCCGGACGTGCTCGCCGAGCTGCTGCAGCTGACCCAGTCGTCGAACGTGTCGCCGCCGCTGTGGCTGGACAACTTCCAGGCCATCGGGACGCCGGGGTCGGGTGACGGTGACGGGCGGACGTACCAGCTGATGGGCCGGCCGCTGATCGTGACGGAGAAGCTGCCGACCTACAACGCGAACAACACCACGGTCGCCGGGGCGCTGACGTTCGTGGACCTGTCGTACTACCTGCTGGGGGACCGGCAGACCATGCAGGTCGCCTCCTCGGACGAGTACCTGTTCGCGAACGACCTCGTCGCCTACCGCGTGATCGAGCGGCTCGACGGAAGGTTCTGGCTGCAGTCGCCGATCACCCCGGAGGGCACGAACGGCAGCACGCTGTCGCCTCTCGTCCTCCTGAACACGCCGTCTTGATCCGGTCAGCCTGACCAGCATTAACGCCCTTAGGAGGGTAAGCAATGGCACTTGGAGAGGGCCTCGGCCGGCTGTTTGATGTCGTGCCGGTCGCCGCGTCCGCGGCACTCAACCTGGAGAACGCCGCCGGAGTCACCTTTGTGTGCACCGGCAACGACACGTTCATCGTGAAGCAGTCCGGGACGCACGGCGGCACGCCCACCGCGTTCAGCCCGATCACCCGCTACTACACCAAGACGGCCACGACCGGCGCGACGGTGTGGGTGGACTCGGGTGACCTGGGCACCGACCTGGGGACCGTGACTATCGGGTCGGGGACGATCGCGTTCTACGTGTCGGCGGACGACCTGCCCGCCGGGTCGTCGTACGTGCAGGTGGTGCCGGGCACGTCGGGCCTGGTCATCGCCGTCCTCCATGACCTGGAGGTTCAGCGGAACCCGAAGTACCTCATCGCGCCGAACGCCTGAGCGGGCGGGTAAAGCGGCGATGGCTCTGTGGCGGTGCCTGCGGTGCGGGACACGGTATGCGGTCGGTCTTCCCGCGTGCCCGCATCTGCGCTGCGGGTCGCCGGAGCACGCCGGGGATGACGGCGCGGGCGTGGCGCTGCCTGATGTGGTGGCGCCGGGGCCGGTGGCGGCGGCGGCGGAAGCTGAGGCTGCCGCCCCGTCACCGGCTGCGGTCGCCGCTGAGCCTGAGCCGGACGGGCCCGGTGACGGCGATGAGTGACATGGCCGTCGCGACCGGCAAGTGGTACGGCCTCGGCGCGATCTTCCAGGACAAGGACCTCGAGTTCGACACCTGGTCGCAGATCGTGCAGACCGAGGGCGGCGTCGCCTGCCCGGTGTGCGGCGAGCCCCTCTCCTCGGCGCCGCCGACCCAGGCCGGGTCCGGGGTGACCAAGTTCTGCCGCTTCGCCGGTGACCATCGCTTCTGGGCTCCTGATGACGTAGTGGTTCCGCGGCACGGGGTCCGCATGGGGAGGTTCGGATGAGCATCGCTGACCTGGAGCGTGACCTGGGGCTGCCCGCGGGCACCGCGGAGCCGTGCTCGTGGCGGGGCGCCCTGTACCGGCCGGAAGCGCCGGGCGCGAGGCTGGACGGGCAGCCGTGGGCCCGGTCATGGCCCGCCTATCTCAGGTCGGTGTTCGACCCGGAGGACGCGTCGGCCAGGACGTTCATCGCTAATGCGATGTCCGAGCGGATCCCCGCCGAGGGCGGCTTCCTCGTCCCGGAGATCCTCCGCAGCCAGGTGTTCTCGTACATGACCTCGGCGGCGGTGCGCCCGCAGGCCACGGTCCTGCCCATGTCGTCGCTGCGACTGCCGGTGCCCACGCTGGAGAACCCGTCCCAGGCCAGCGGTAACCAGGTGCTGGGCGGGCTGACGTTCGCGCAGGTCGAGGAAGGCGCCGCGATCCCCGCCAGCAACCCGAACTTCGGCCGGCTCGTGCTGGAGGCCCGCAAGTTCGCCGCCTACCTGCAGAACGTCCCCAACGAGCTGGTGAATGACGGCGCGGGGGCGTTCGGCGATTTCCTCGCGAAGGTCATCGCGAAGGGCTACGCGTGGTTCGAGGACGACCAGTTCATCTACAACGGCACCGGCGCCGGGCAGCCGGCGTCAATTTTCAACGCCGGCTGCGCGATCGCTGTGACCCGGACCACGAGCAGCACGGTGGTGTACGCGGACATCGTGACGATGCACAAGAAGCTGCACCCGGCGTCGAAGGCGGCGGCGTCGACGGCGTGGCTGGTGTCGAACAGCGCCTATGACCAGCTGGCGGACCTGTTCTACCCGGCGGTGGTCGCGAGCACGACGACGCCGATCACGCCGCCGATGCTGATCATGGGCGGCGCGGACGGCAAGGGGCCGACGCTGGCGGGGATTGACCTGATCGTCACCGACCACCAGCCGGCCCTGGGAACCGAGGGCGACGTGATCCTGGCGGACCTGTCGAATTACCTGATCGGTGACCGGATGGAGCTGACGGTCGAGAGGTCGCAGCAGGGGCCCGGCTTCATCTACGACACGAGCAATTTCCGGATCCGCAGCCGGGTGGACGGCCAGTACTGGATCCAGACGGCGACGACCACCGAAGCCGGGCAGAACGTGAGCCCCGTGATCGTCCTGAACTAGCGCAGCCACAACCGAATAGCACTGTTCCTGCCGGCCTACGGGCGCGGCTGAAGGCAGTAAGCGACCTTGAGGGAACCCTGGTGAAGCTGAAGGAGCATGGGGAGACGGCGAAGCACTCGTCGTCGAAGCACCATGCCACGGCGAAGCATCACCCGAAGGGGAAGCGCAAGGCGGAGAAGGGCGCCGCACGCCAGCACGTGCACACGGTGGCGAAGACTGCGGAGGGCGCGAAGGCGCGGAAGCTGTCACCCGGCCGGGACGTGGCCTGCTGCTCCGCGGAAGCCCTCGCCGCGTCACTCCGCCTGGCCGGCGGGACCGTGCGGCCCTCAGACGTCCTGGGGTTGTACTGGCGGACTGCGAGTCACCCGGACGCGGGAGCGTCCCTCTCCGGCACGCTGAGGGCCGCGCAGGCGTACGGGCTAGCGGGCTGCCGGCCGCGCTTCGGGCTTGCGGAAGGCTTCGGGGACCTGATCGGCGGGCGTGGCGCCGGACTGGAAGCTGTCGATGGCCCGCCGGATGGCCTCGCCCATCTGCAGGACGTACTGATCGCGCCAGAAGCCCGCGTCGTCGCAGATGACGCAGCCGTCCTCGTCGGCGGGGAACGCATCCAGGTCGAGCGGGTAGTCGCCGAGGAGCCTCATGTGCTCATTATCGGCCTGGAGCTGCCGGGCGGCCCGCACGCAGTGACCCTCGGTCGCGACGGCACGGTCTGGTCGTGGGGCGAGCCGTGGGAGTTCCCTGACGCGATCGTCGAGGAAGTCTGGGCGGTGACCTGGTCATGACCATGACTGCCGGGCACCGCGCCGCCATCGCTGACGCGCTCCGCGGCAGCTCCAGCCCGCGCCTGAAGGGAGGTGATGTCTGATGTCAGTTACAACCCCGTGCTACTGCTCCCGCGTCGACGCGCAGAGAGCCATCGATTTCAAGGACTCGCTGGTCACGACCGCCCAGGCGGATCGCGCGATCCAGTCGGCGGCCCGGAACATCGAGGGCCACCTGCACCGCCTGTTCTACCCGTGGGACGGCACGAAGTGGTTTGACTGGCCGAACTACCAGTACGCGTATCCGTGGCGGCTGTGGCTGGACCGGCACGACATCCTGTGCCTGACCGCGTTCTCGTCCGGCAGCGTGAATATCCCGCTGAACACGTGCTTCTTCCGGCCGCAGACGCCGAAGCCGGGGTTCCCGTTCACGTGGATCGAGCTGGACCGGTCCACGTCGTCAGTGTTCGGCGGGAACTCCGCGACGCCGCAGAACGCGATCCAGGTCACCGGCACCTGGAATTTCACCGCCGAGGCGGACCAGGCGGGGACGGCGACCCTCGCCGCGAGCATCACGTCGAGCACGAACCCGGTCACGGTCACCGACTCATCCCAGGCGTCCGCCGGGGACCTGCTGATCATCGGCTACGGGCGGGGCACCGCCCCGTACCCGTCGGACACGCTCGGTCACGCCGGGCTGATCGCCCCCTACATCGGCGAGCGGGTCCTCGTCAATGACGTGGCGATGGCGGACACGAGCACCGCCCAGTCCGGGTCGGGGTGCTCGACGGCCAGCAACTCCGACAACGCCCTGCAGTGGACCGGTGCCGGGAATCCGGTCGCCGCGGGCGAGGTCATCCAGCTCGACTCCGAGCAGATGCTCGTCCAGTCGGTCACGAACAGCGTGGCGACGGTGACGCGGGCGTGGAACGGCACGGTCCTGGCCACGCACTCGTCGGCGGAGATTTACGCGAACCGCAGCCTGCTGGTGACCCGCGGCTACGCCGGGACGGCAGCGGCGGCGGCGTCGTCGGGGACGGCGGTGTACAAGCACCGCGTGCCGCCGCTGGTGCGGGACCTGGCCATCGCCGAGGCCGTCAACCAGGTCCTCCAGGAAACCTCCGGCTACTCGCGGACGGTCGGCGCCGGGGAGATGGCCATGCCCGCGTCAGGGATCGCGCTGGCGGATCTGTGGGACGAGGCCGAGACCGAGTACGGGCGGAAGGCCCGGGTGAGAGTCATATGACCACCGTGCGGATCAAGGGCCCGATGTTCGACGGCGCCGCCGAGGACGC